CCTATGTGTTGCCGGAAGCCTTTCCGATGACCGAGGAGGAGCTGGAGCGGCTCAAGGCCGAATGCCGGGCGATGGACATACCATGGGGACTGATCGTCGGCGATACGGCGGCGAGCTTTTTCCCGGGCGACGACGAGAACGACAATGTCCAGGCCGCAGGGTACGGCCGGGCGCTGCGGTCATTGACCGAATTGCCCGGCAATCCCGCGGTGTTGGTGCTGTCGCACCCGGTCAAGAACGCGGCACGGGATAACCTCTTGCCGCGCGGCGGCGGCGCGTTTCTGAACGAATTGGACGGCAACCTCGTGCTGTGGAGCGAGAACCTCGGGGAGATGACGCAGCTGCACTGGCAGGGGAAGATCCGGGGCCCGAATTTCGACCCGATCACCTTCAAGTACCGGCTCGTGGAGACGGGGCTCAAGGACAAGCGAGGTCGGCCGGACACGACCATCGTCGCCGAGCCGATCGATGATTTCGAGGCGGCAAACCACGCCGCCCAGGCAATCGCCAACGAGGACGCGGTGCTGGTGCACCTCAACCGAACGCCGGATATCTCGCTGGCGCAGATCGCGACTGCCTGCGGCTGGATCAATGAGGCCGGGGTGGCGGAAAAGTGGAAGGCTCAGCGCACCGTCGCAAAGCTGAAGCGGGACGGGCTGATCAAACAATTCCGCAATAAATGGACGATCACCAAGGCCGGGGAAGAGGTGCTCGCGGCGGAGCCGTTGCAGGCCGCCGTAGCTGCTACGGAAGGTGCTACGGCAAGAGCCGCAAAACGGGCTGAATCGTAGCACTGCTTCGTAGCATGCTACGGCGCGATCAAAAATCGGGGTTTTCTTCAATGTTTTCAAGCAGTAGCAGTGCTACGGCCTAGCCTCTGGGAACCCCGAAGTCTGAGGGGTTTCACAGAGGTGCTACGGCCTCTACCCCTTAACCCCCCCTAATGGGGGGGTAATGGGTGCTACGCGAAAATCGATTTTCGGGGGGTTCGATGACCGAGGAGATGCTGGTCCTGTGGCGCATCACCAATGAGCTGCTCGGGCGCGCCATCGCGGCCTACGAGCAGCGGAACGAACTCGACGCGCGCCGGCTCGAGTTCGAGATGCGACGCGATGTCCGGATCGCGGCCTCGGCAGAGCGGCGGGAGAAGGAAGCGAAGGTTGTGGGCAGCAAGCGCAAGATGTCGAACAAGGCAGTCGTTGCGCTTGCTGCAAGCCGTCGAAAAGGGCTCGATTAGCGTGCGAAATAGCGTATTTTGAGCCCCAGAAATTGAAGGTTTGTCCAAACCTTGTCCGATCTCGAGGCGACCCACCCGACGAAACCGTGGCTCAAACCGGCATGGCCTCCAGGCCATAAGCCGACCACGACGCGGCGGTCTGCTGCGGTCGATAAAGCCTTAACCAGAGCCAGAAAATTGTGTCCCGAGGGCATTGCGTTCTGCGCCGCGGTGATGCGAAACGAGCACGCGGACCTGCGGCTGCGGCTGAAGGCGACCGAGATTATTCTGCTGCACGGCATGCCGAAAGGCGACAGCGCCGCGCGGCGTGCGCTCGACGCCGAGACTGGGGTCACCTCGCTGCGCGTCGAGTTCGTCGCGGCGGATGGCAGCGTGGTGTCGTTCAAGCAGGATCAGCTCGCTCCTGCTGCTGCGCCCGGAATCATCGAGCGGCCGTTTGCGACGATCGATCACGAGCAATCCCAGTGTTAGCCTCGCCATGAAGGCCGCGACCCTCTGGCCCCCGGACCGGCTCGAGGTTCTGCGGGCGGCTGCCAGGGAGGGCTCGACGATGGTTGAGGTGGCGCGATCGCTGGGGCTGACCTACAAGCAGGTGCAAAACGCGGTGCGGTATTACGGCATCCCGTTGGCCAGAACGCGTGCCGTGAGTCTCCCGCGGCCGCCGCCAGAGACTGTGGCGGTCCTGCGCGCCCGCTGGGCAGAGCGAATGCCCGAGCTGAAGGCCAAGCTGATGCGGGACCTGCTGCTAAAGGGCCTTGTCTCGTTAGCCTCTAGACCCGCCGCTTTGGAGGCGTCTCGCAATCAAAACCAACCCTCATGAGACGCGAAAAGTGTCTCATCGCGACGTCTGCCTGCGGTATACCCGAATGAGACGACCATGCCGCCGCTGAAGCTTGGCCACCTGACCGCGGACGAGCACCAGCATGCCGCCGAGCTGCTGAAAGTGGCGCAGGACAACCTGTCCGCGGTGGCGCGGCTGGTTCACCGCGCGCCGTACATCGACCGCTACCTGGACGTGGCGGGGGCGGTGCAGGAGGCCCTGATCGATCCGCTGCGAGACGCCTGGGACGATACCAACGCGGCGCACCTCAACCCGTACCCTGGCGTGCATTACGCCGGCCCGCGGCGGGTGCGCCGCAAGCTCAAGACATGAGCCGCGGCCGAGACACCTCTTTCGCGCCTCCAGACCACGCCAGCAGCGCCGACTGCTGGTGCGAGCCCGAGGAGATTGCGCCCGGCGTTTGGCTGCATCGCGAGCGACCCGCCGAGGCGCCCTGCAGCTGGTGCGGCCGGGTGCACGACGGCGGCCCCGAGGCTTGCCCATGAGACGCGGCCCAGCGGGCATGTTGGCCCGGCCCCCGAGCGTGGCCGACCAGCTGTTCGAGGGGCTGTTCCGCGCCCCGGTCACCCAGGACGAGTGGCGGTTGAGCCGCCGGCTGGACGCGGGACGAGATCCGCGATCTCAAGCGGCTGGCCGACTGGCCGGTTAGGCCTTGCGACCCATGAGCCGCGGCCGCCCCAGCCGCATAACCCCGGCCGAGCTGGCGACGACCCGCTGGTGCCGCACCTGCGGCAAGGTGCTGGTGCGTCGCCCGGGGGAGAAGCCGGCGCAGTATTGGCGGCGCCGGTTTTGCTCGCTGACCTGCAGCGGCCGCGACCGGGGGCGCAGCTCGTGGGGGAGGAAGAAGCTCGCCTGGGATGCGCGTGACCAGCTCGACCCGGAGCTTCGCTACCAGGGGGAACGCAATGACATCAACCCGTAGCAGGTCGCCCGTAGCTGCTACGCGCCGCTGCCCGGTCTGCGAGGAGCCGCATGCCGCCGACGCGTGCTGCGTGCCGCATTACGGGGCCCGCACCGCCGGCTACCAGCTGGGCTACGACAGCGTGTCGCGGTGATGAGCCTCGAGGACCGGGTCGTTCACGCCCTGGATGGGGAGGCATACGACGATGCCGCCCTTGTCCTGCTGAAATGCCTTGCCGTCTGCCTCGACCAGCTGCCGCCGGAATTTCGCGCCGCCGCGATCGAGGCGCTGCAAGAGGGCACGCCGCACTGACCCGGCCCGACGGGTCCGCTGGATGTCCTACGCCGCCCGGGATGCCAGTTCCGCCGGTTGCCGCTGACCGCCAGAGGGGGGGAACGCCCTCCCGGGTACCCTAGGAGCCCAGCCCCCCTTCCTTGCGTCTGGCGGCCATCCTGTGGCATCTATGGGCCACACGCTGTTTAGGGGAGGCCAGTTGCCTAACGCCCGTTTCCCCGAGACATTGCAGCCGCTGTTCGCGGCCAACAGATACAAGATCTGCTATGGCGGCCGGGGCGGCGGCAAGAGCTGGGGGATCGCGACCTACTTGCTGCTCGAGGCCGCCGCCTCCCCCATCCGCATTCTGTGCTGCCGCGAATTTCAGTCCTCGATCCGGGAATCGGTGCACCGGCTGCTCAGCGACCTGATCGCCGAGCACGGCCTCAGCGATCGCTTCCTCGTCCAGGAGAAATCGATCACCGCGACCAACGGATCGGAATTTCTCTTCGAGGGCCTGCGCCACAACACGGGAAAAATCCGGTCCCTGGAGGGCATCGACAAAGTGTGGGTGGAGGAAGCCAGCAATGTGACCAAGGCCAGCTGGGAGATCCTGATCCCGACCATCCGCAAGGACGGTAGCGAGATCATCGTGTCGTTCAACCCCGAGCTGGACAGCGACGAGACCTACCAGCGCTTTGTCGCCAACCCGCCCCCCGGCGCGACGGTCATCAAGATCAATTATACCCACAATCCGTGGTTCCCCCAGGTTCTGCGCGAGGAGATGGAAGCGCTGCGTCTCAGAGACCCGGACGCCTACCATCACGTCTATCTGGGCGAGTGCCGCCTGACCCTGGACGGTGCGATCTACGCCCGGGAACTCAGGGAGGCCACCGAAGAGGGCCGCATCGGCCGCGTCCCCTATGACCCCACGCGCCCGGTCAGCGTCTATTTCGACCTGGGGTGGCAGGATCTGACGTCGATCTGGTTCGCCCAGCACATTGCCGGCGAGGTGCGGCTGATCGACTACCTCGAGGACAATCTGCGGCCTTTCAGCCATTACATGACCGAGCTGCAGGCCAAGAAATACGTCTACCAGACCATGTGGCTGCCGCACGATGCGGGGGCGAAGAGCCTCGGCACCGGCCGCAGCATCGAGGAGATGGCCCGAGCCGCCGGCTGGCGGGTGCGCCTGACCCCGCGCCTCTCCGTTTCGGACGGCATCAACGCGGTCCGCACCCTGTTCCCGACCCTCTGGTTCGACGCGGAGCGGACCGCGGACGGCCTGCAGTCGCTGCGGCACTACGTCTACGACGTCGACAGCGCCACCGGCCAGTTCAGCCGCAACCCGCGCCACGATTTCGCGTCGCACGGCGCGGATGCGCTGCGATACGTCTGCGTCGCGATGCAGGAGGCCGGCCGCAAGACCTACGGCACCAAGCAGGGCCCGCCGCGCCGCCTGATCGTCGAGCGCGGCCGCGGCCAGACCGGCTGGATGCGCAGCTGATGGGGCCGGA